GTTTAGCTGGACAAAGGAGACAAAATGGTACAAAAAACACTTAGTAAGTCTGTCATTAGAAGATTAATGAAGAAATACAGACGTCCTTTGGGGACAAGAGTTGGTGATTCTAAACAAATCATGCAAAGATTGACAAAAGGCACGTCAGTGCCGACTTTTATGGGTAAAAAGGGGGGTTATGTCCGACGAAAAAAGAAAAAAAAGTAAAAAATCTTTAGAAATATTAGATGATGTGTTTGCATTTTCTTCACACTATAGAGATATGCCTTTGGAATTGGGGGCATCTTTAATGGTTGCAGCTAAATCTATATACCTAGAAACTCTTGGTCCAAAACAGACGCAAGACATGTTATACACGTTTGCATCTAATTTAGATCACATAGAGTTTGAAAAAATAACTATACATTAATGGCTGTTTGCAAGAATTGTGATCATGAATGTCATCACGGTAATGGTGGGAAGTGCCATTGTGGTTGCTTAAATTGTGAGCATGATATAAAAGATGCACTGGATAAACTAGAAGAGATTGAAAACCTTTTTTATGAAACCAAAGTAGAGTTTGAAGCAGATTTTGATTTAG